CGGTACGCTTCTGCTGTTGCCCTTCAGTTTTGCCTCGCCCTCCTGGTATGCCGCCTGGATGGCAGCCTTGATCTTCTCCACGGTCTGCGTATCGCTTTTCGGGATGATCAGTGAAACAGAGAACTTCGGTGTGCCGCCGTTGATGCTCTTTGCCTCCCACACGTTTGCGTAGGACCATCTTGTGTTTACTCCTGTGATAACCTTCATCGGATTGTTGAACTTAGCCATTATTTTTCCTCCTCGAAATCGTCTTTTGCTGTATTCATCGCCGGGCGCTTATCGCTCTCCGGCACTAACACTGGTTTACCTGTCGGCTTCATGACGAGTTCGCCAAGAAGCTCATTGAATCTTTTTCTGCCGAGGGTCTGCGTCATTGCCGTGATGCCGAGCAGCTTCTTTTCATAAGGATCGAAGCCTGCCTTCTGTACAGTCTCTGCGACCGCTTCCTCATCCGTGTACTTCCTGTTCGACCTGCCTTCGACCAGTTTCCAGCCTTTCCATTCCTTGCCGCTGAGTGCCTGTCTCAAGGCGTAGTCTTTGACATCGGAAGCCCAAGATGTGAGTTCGTCCGCTCTTGCCAGGATGTCCTCGATATCCTCGTCTTCCAGAACATCCGGATCTGCGAAGTCGTACTTTGCCAGCTCCATCGCGTAATCGGCTCTCGCCCTGCAGATGTGCTTGACCGGACAGAACTGGCACCAGTCTCCGCAGGCATAATCGCCTTTGCCTTCGAACGCCAGCGCCGCCGCCGGAGCAAGTACCGTATCCGCCCATTCGAGCAGGTCTTCCTTAACGAGCATGCAGGTGCTGATGTTGTCCCTGTTAGGCTGATATATCGTCATCGAGATGTTCTGTATGTCGTAGATCCCGTCGAACAGTTCCAGGCTTCCGAGTCCGTAGCAGCGCATCTGGCTGTTGTCCTCGCATTCCACGAGCACCCCTTTACCATTCTTGTAATCGATCACATGGAGTGTCCCGTCTGCGACAACAAGCGCGTCTGCTGTGCCGAACCCGTCTCTGACCCATCTCTCATAGCTGACCTGCTGTTCGATCAGCACGATGGGGTCATCGCAGCTTTCCTTTGCTTTCTCATAGACCTCTGCGACATACTGGGCATACCCTTCGGCGTTCGCTTCCATCTCCTTGCTGTAGTACTGAAGTCCCGGCACCGGATCTTCCATATCGATCCCGAGCATCTGCTTAAGCCTGTACTCACACAGGAGATGCGCCTCTGTTCCTTCTGCTGCGTACTCACTCCCGCGGTTCTCATACTTTTCCCCGAGCCGGATGCTCGGCGGGCAGTGTATCCACCTGTGGGATGATGACGCAGACAGCAGTGCGTGTCTTGCCATCAGAGCACCTCCGCTTCTTTGAGGATCACCGCATACTCCTTCGGATCGATCTCCGAGAGTTTTCCGGCTCCGTGCTGTGTGAGGATCTCTTTGATCTCTGCCGTGTGCCCCGCTCTGGACTTGTCTGCCAGCACCTTTCTGATGTCTGTGTAGGAGATCTCCTTTGCAGACTTTTCTGCCTTCGGCTCCGGTTTCTCCTGATCCAGACGTTCTGCGATGCTGATCAGCTGTTCTGCCAGGTTGCGGAGTTCATCAGCTGTCTGCTTCTTCTTTGCCATCGTTACCTCCTTTCCCGGCTTCCTGCGAAATCGCAAGCAGCGTTCTCGCCAGTTTCCTTGCTATGACACTGATCGCCATCAGAACACCTGCGGTGTCTTCGTAGCGTCTTCTCTTTTCAGTGCCGGATCTTATCGTTTCAGGCATCTTTCTGCCCTCCTTTCCGAGGCGACTCTCTTGCCCCTCACCTTTCCTCGGACATCCGGCCAGTCCCGAAACGAAAAGAAATAAAAAAAAATCTCCACCCGCACAGGGAAAGGTGGAGATATTAGTGCTTAGATGAAATCCTTCAGGTGCTCACGCAGGAAATCAACGACCTTGTTCTTCCTGTAATTCAGCGTGGTCTTGGCGATGCCCAGTTCCTTTGCGACATCTTTCTCCAGTTCTTCTGCTTTGAGCATTTCGACGATTCTTGCCGCATCCGGAACCATGCCGTTCAATTCCTCGATCAGTGAATCCAGGACGATCTTCAGGATGACTGCATCCTCATGGCTGTCAGCACCCTTCGGTTCGAAGTCGCTTTCCTCGTACATCTGATCGAGCGACACGTCACTTCCGGTCGGGCCTTCGCCATAACGGTACTGGTCACATTCCTCACAGTTCCTGCTGCATCTGAACCCGTTACCGTCACGGCATCTCCAGGCGCGCTGCTTTCTCTTCTCCTCACGCCATACCTCTGCCATGATGACGCGGTAGACAGCTTCGCTGACTTCCTCATAGTGATCCTTGCAATAAACGTAAAATTTGCCGTCTTTCTTGTATCCGGCTTTTGGTTTATACATAATGAAACCTCCGTTTGTCTTCCGCCGGGCGGATCAAACAGAGGTCCTTACATGCCGAACAGGCCACTCATGTGTTCATGGTCGGCTCAAGCTTCTGCTTGATCCGCCACGATCACCCGGTGACCGCTGGCTTCGATTTTCAGTTTTCCTTCACGGCACCGGGATACACCCTGGCCAGTCAGCTGCCGTGAAGGCTGTGCACTTATTTCCCTGTGCTACGGCTATTATGCCCTATGGGTTTTTTCCTGTTTAGGGTCCGTAAATGTCCGTTTTTGGACATAAAAAAAAGACCGTACCCGACCTTTTACAGTCGAATACGGCCATTTCCTGCGCGTTTCTATACGGACATTTTTATGTCCGCTTTTTTATAAAGTTACTCCATGTTTTAATAATTCTGCTCTTACTTCGTCCATGCTCTTGCCCCATTCAGTCATGAAAGCGATTTTGATCCAGTTGTGTTCGTCCTTGCTCGCCATCAGTCTGTGCGGGGATCGTTCCATCAGAGGAAGGCTCAGCTGCGGAGGAAGTTCCATTGCAAAAATGACAGCTACAATGGATTCCAGACTGCCGGAATCTCCTGCAAAGATCCTGCGGACCTGGCGCTCATCCATCTCCACTCTGTCAGCAATTTCATTATATGAGAGACCGAGCAGTTTTTTGCTTTCCTTCATGCAGTAGGAGAAATCACTGGTGAACCCGTTCGCGATGGTTTGTGCTCTCATCAGATACTTATTCAGCGCTTCTTTTTCTTTCTCCGGCGTGAGAGGTTTGTCTCCGCAGTACTTATATCCAAATTGGAACGGCGAGTGCTCATCCTTATTAAGGAAACACTCTGTATGATACCGCTCCCCGTATACATCGCCGTTCAGAAGTGACAGATCAAAGACAAGCGCACATTCATCCATATGCCATCTGGCATATTCCGTCATGATGTGGTTGCCGTTCTCGTCCGTAGTTATATATTTAGGACTGCGGTAAACGAAGTGAGACTCAACATATTCATACTGACCGCTGCTGATCGGTTCATTCGCATCTGTGAAGCCTTGTATTGCTGCATCGACTTCCGGAATGGTGAAGGTCTGATTGGGTTTGATCGAATCTTTCTTCCAGGAATGTGACCTGACATAGTGCCCGTCCACAAAGTTGAAAGTGCCAGCCGCTTCATTGAAGCCAGCATCGATCAGTCTGATCTTTGCTGCGGTCCTGGAAACGTTGTAGAAGATGGCAACTTCATCAATGATTGGCTCGAGCATCTCCGGATACTCATATCCCAGTTTCCTATACTTCGCTATGAGATTTGCCATGTGCACTTTCAGACTGTGCATAGGGATCTGTATCCTCGGAGTGATGGAGTTCGCCTGCCGTTCCATCCATTTAGTGGACTCCCGGCTGTCACCCTCGACACCACCCACGACCATGCATCCGATGGATGTCGCATGCTCATTGTACAGACGCTCCAGCTCATAGGCTTTTTTATGTTTATGCCAGTGGAAACATTCGTGGATTATCGTATTATCGATCTGTCCGAAGTTTTTCAGATAGTTCGCCATCGGATCGATATAGATAGTCTTTCCCTTGACCGGGATCGTTTTCTTCTCCCCGTCTACATAGATGTCCACCTGATCATCGCAGAAGTAGATGCGCCCGAAAAGGCTCCGGTCTTCAGACAGCTGTGCCCTTTTTATCTCAAGGCCGAATGCTTCTGCCACTTTTAAGGGATCAATATGCATCGGAGCCGTCAGTGCAGCATCAAACCCGGCTGCCTTCAGGAAATCCTTTGCTGCATCATCATATTCATTCTTTCTGATATATGGGACAAGAGAGTCATCGAGCGGACTCTCGTGAAAGGTCTTGTTAACGAACTCCTCCGGATCAGAGACAACGACATCATCCAGGTTCTTCTCAAGATCGCCTCTGCAGGAGAACCGGAACCACTCGGTCGTGTCTTCCTCTCTTTCTCCATAACGGTTGTTGTTTTGACGGACATAGATGTCCGCTTCAACCAGGATGTCAAACTCAATTTCAGAACCCGGAAGATCATTGACCGGAACATGTTTGACCGTGGTATCCATCAGTTCGATATAATCGATATATTCCACGTTATAAAGGCGCAGACTAAGATTATCCTTGTTCCTGATAAGGTATGAGGATATCGAATTGAATATCTCATTTTCATATCTGCTTGCGACATATTCCTTAAATGATCTGCTTCCTGCCATTCATGGTTCACCTCACTAAAACATAACATCCTAAACCAATACACCTTTTACTTCATTAATGAAGTCCTTCCAATTCATCATCTTCATCAAATCAACTGTACGGATGCAGAGTGGTCTTTTCTTTCCGTTTAAGTCCATAAAATCATAATCATCAACAATTCGCTCTTTCTGAACAAGCGGATATAGCAGAATCACTCGTTGCACTCCCTTTATGCTTGATGAGTATGCATTCATTTGGTAGGCATCTGATTCTTTCGCAAAGCTCTTAGGGATTTTCCATTTAGTATCGACAATGTCTATCAAACCAGAATCTTTCTTAATTGTGATATCTGGCCGCAGTCCAATGTATTTTTTGTGGTCAGAATGCCTTTCCAGCAGATAATTACCCCGCTTCTGATATAGTACTTTGTTCCCGTGAATCATCCGCAATACACGATAAATAAACAACTCATATAAGTCATTCATATCGAATAGCATCATACTGATAGATGTGTTCCCCGCACTCAATGTGCTAAAGATATTATTAAGGAACAACAATCCATACCGATAAGCTGACTCTGCTCGCTGGTTTGTTGAATTAAAAACCACAGGCTTTGCAAGGACTTTTTCCTTTGTCACTGTAGTTATTTCCTCGAAAAATGGCAACAAATTGGGGCTGTACTTCTTTTACAACATCAACGAAGTATTTGAACAGGAAGTTTCTTGGATCATTAATTGTTTTTCGCTGTCCCTTCTGAGAATAACCTTGACATGGTGGACCACCGATTACCACTACCGCCTTTCCCCTGTATTGTCCAAAGGTATCCGGTATTGACAGTTTTGTAATATCCTCGACAATCATGTTTGCGTTTTGCCGATTTTTTATATAGGCCTCTGCAATTGATGCATCGAATTCATTCGCTACAAGAGCTTCAAATCCAGCTTGCTCAAACCCTAATGAAAGTCCTCCGACCCCTGCGAATAGATCAATCATTCCCAACTTATTCATTTCTGATCACACTTTCCAGCCTTTCTTTAGAGTTCTGATAATACTGTTCATCGATTTCGGAACCAATGAACTTTCTATTATGCATTAATGCAGCCACACCAGTGCTACCGCTTCCTGAAAAAGGATCAAATATCACATCACCTTCATTCGTGAGGATCTTTACAAAATGCTCCATCAATGTTAGCGGTTTCTGTGTTGGATGCTTTCCAAAACCTTTCTCTCCATTAGGAGTTACAGATGTTTCGACAAAGTCATGTATTGCTTTCCCATCATTGTTGAAAGTCCCAGTGTGAGCTTTATATGTGAAATAAATCCACGATTCAGTGGAGTTAATAAAATGCAAATTCATATTTCTTGGCATTGGATTCTTTTTATGCCAAATACCTGTTGTCTTATAGTAAAATCCATGCTTCTCCGCTAATCTTATAATTGATTCCACCTTTATTATTGACATAAACATGATCACCGAACCTCTCTTCTTAATGATTCTGGCAAGTTCAGCAAACATCTGATCCATGTCATTTAGCCACTCATCAAACTCCAGGTTGTCCCATCCGGCGGCCCCAAAAAAATTCTCTCGCATGGCTCTAAGATTGGTTATGCTACCCTACCTATAACTAAACATTTACAGTTGCATGTGGCCTATTGTTTTTAGCCGTTAAATATTTTATAACTATTAAATAGCGATACAAATTGTTCGAAACTAATATTGTTTATATCATATATTCTCGCATGTTTTAAAGCTTTATTAAATTGATTTTTTGTAAACAGTTTTTCATACTCTTTGTTAACCCATTTCATTACAAAAGTTTCATATTTTTTTCTCTCTTTAAATGCCATTTTTGCTGGCTTTCTTTTTAATACAATTAATGCGCTATCCACTTTAGGTTTTGGATGGAAATAATACCTAGGAATTTTTGCTAATATAGAAATATCTACCTCTGCCATTAACAGCAATGCTAGTGATCTGTTTGTATCTAATAACCTTTTAGCAAAACCATATTCCACTATTAAATAACTTATTGTGGCTGAACTTTCAAAAACAATTTTTCGAATTATATTTGTGCTTATGTTGTAAGGTATGCTGCCAAATATTTTATATGGATTGTGGCTAGGAAATGTAAATTTCAGTATATCATCATTTACTATTTGATAGTTAGGATAATTTAAGAGCTTATTACGAGTTACCTCACATAATTTAGAATCAATTTCTATCGCCGTAACAAAATTACATCTCTTTACCAATTCAGCAGTAAAATGACCTTTCCCTGCACCTATTTCAAAGATGTTATCTTTTTCATCTAAACTTATGCAATTCATTATTTTTTCTATGTGATATTTTGAAGTAATAAAATTTTGACTATCTTTTATATTTACTTTGTTCATTATAACCTCTCCCTCTATAAATGTTGATGTATCAATGGTTCGTGCCATTTTTGAGCGTCAAAAAAATTTTTTTCGACTCGTACATCTATCGTTATTTTGTAATTCTTGTTTTTTCTTACATTTCGTTCATACGCTTCGCTAAAGGAAGAACCATTAACTGGTAATTATTCTCCTAATCCAGTGCAGTATATCGATGCACTTTTGGATCTCTGCGTTGCTTATGATGACGGACCCTCCCATGTCTCTAGGCGTCTGATTGCGCGTACATTCCTTCGTTCGGTCTATTCATAAGGCAGAGGCTGGCGATGCTCCTTTAGGGACTCGTTTGATTGGTCATCAACGGTCGGATGGTGAAAATAATGCCGGCTTCTCCGTGTCATCCTCTTGTTTGGACTTCTGATGGGTACGCTTAAGGCAAACAATCCTTTGTTTTGTCTCAGAACGACAATTCCTTCTTTCATTTCTCTTATGAAATTTGGTTCCAAACTTTGCACTCGATCACCCAGCTTAGGTATACGTACAATTGCTACCGTAATAGATGCAATCACAGCACCCAATACATCGATGGCAATAATAGCATTTAAATCCCAAACGGAGTATAAGAGTGCTGCAACTGCCGGACTAACAATATAGCTTATAGACTGCAAAGACTGACTATAGCCTGCGCATTTCGTTAGCTGCTCTTCTGGTACTAAAAGTGGTGTAACCGAACTGAGTGCTGGGGTATGAAAAGCTGTTCCAATGCTACGGATAAACAATACTATCATAACCATCCAGACAGGTAGCTCCATATAGAATGCAACAATAGCAAGCACTGCACCAGCTGCTGCGATAATTAAATCAGCACCAATCATTATCTTCTTCCTATCATGACGATCCACTAGCACACCAATTGCAGGTCCAAAGACCGCATAGGGTAAAAAACCTACTAGTGAAGCCATAGACAAGACCATCGCAGATCCAGTTTTTTCTGTAAGGTAAAAAATAATCGCCATTTGCAGGATGGCACTAGTGATTAATGATACTGCTTGCCCTGCCCATATTGTATAAAACTTAAGTTTCCAATTGTTGTATTTTTCCATTTATATTATCTCCTGCATATTATTTTGCTTGAATTTCTATTTTGAATAGCATTCTAGGCAATAAAAAATGCAGGCCTAAATCCACAATGTGGCTTTTGGTCTGCATACATACAATTTGGAAACATTCATATTAAAGACATAGTTAAATAAAGGTATAGTTTAATAACCTATATCCTCACCGTAACTAATGAATGCTCAATATCGTATAAATAAGCACAACAAAAAAGCCTATCATCGGGGATAGATTCTGCTTTTTTTATTGCCAGCTTATCTTAAACGCATTGAGGCTGTCATAGTTTCGGTTCCTCCTAAATTCTTATTTGGATCATCATATATTTTAACACAATAGTTTGATGGATTCAATATTTAAAATATAGAAGCCACTATCAATTTACATTTTGAAAATAAATTGATAGTTCCCCATATCTAATTGATTATAAGTTCCTAACCTTCTTTAAAAATTCATTAATCGTTGATTTCATTACTCTTTTATCCAATCTTTGTATTCTTTCTACATTTCTTTGCCTGCCCACCGATTCTTTGCAAGGAAAATTGATAGGAAAGTAATCACCCCTGAAATCAGCAGGAACATAAGGGAGATACCATCTTTA